AGCTGCTTGAAGCCTCTTCCACCGGCGAATGTGCCGCTCAATCTCCCGCTGCCGCTGAGTGTCGGCGTACGTCGTGCCCGGCGTCGGTGGGGCCACCGGCCGCGTCGTCACACCGGGCAGGTAGATCGAGATCGAGTGCCGGCAGTTCGGGTGGAAGAGACCTGCTGCGCGGGCCTCCGTCAACGACCCGGCGACGTGTACAGCCACGGTCGGCACCGGCCCCCGTCGCCGGAGTAGACCGCGACGGGGTTGCTCGGGCGGGGCGGCGTGCTCCAGGCGCAGAGTGTGGGGCCCGGACTGACCGTTGATGGCCAGGACCTCCCCCTCCCACGGGGCACAGAGCGGGCACTCCAGCGGAGCGTCCGAGACGATGACCAGCGTCTGCCCGATCTCGACCAGGGCGTCGACATGGCCCTCGATCGCGGCGCGCGCGGTCACGGATCGGACCGCCATCTCCGCGTACGAGGCGAGGTTCCAGGAGCGGCCGGCGCGGTCGATGAAACCGGTGATGCCACGGTCGGCGAACTCGTTGAGGGCGCGCTGGCTGGCCTGCCGTCGGGTCTCCGTGCCGAGCAGCACGTTGCCGCTGACGCGGGCCACGATGCGCTGGTAGGCGTCCACGACGGAGCGTGTGATGCGCTGGTGAAGGGGCCGCGTGTCATTCGCCATGGAAGCGGCCAGCCGGTCTACCGCCGCAGCGTTGGGCAGGGCCTCGCGCGCGACCAGCTCGCGGCCGATGTCGAGCGCGCCCATCTCCGCCACCGCAGCACCGCGGCCGCGGTTGTAGGCGGTGATCAGGGCTCTGGCGATGGCGCCGTCGGCGTCCTGCTGGAGTGGCGCCGAGATCTCCTCGACGGCACTCCGCAGGTTTCCCACCGCCGCCAGCTTCAGCTCCGCCCACCGAGGCGAATCGATGTCCGCTTCGAGAGCTGCCGCCAGACGTTCCAGGAGGGCGGTCTCTGCGCCCTCGTAGAGGACCCTCACCTCACGGGCGAGGTCCTCCGCCATCGATGGGGAAACCGGCATGCCCGCCCCCCTCTGCACCTGTGAGGACGGGGTCGGCGACCAGGCGGCCAGTTTCCTTCAGGATCCGGTCCACCTCCTCGGCCTGATCAGCCTTGTCCCACTCCGGATGGATCAGGGCAACCTTGACCTCGGTCGACGCAGCCTCCGCCTGCTGGAGCAGCGCGGCGGTCTCAGCGAGCGTCTTGACGTCGTCCTGGACCGAGTCCTGGAACCGGACGTCGGGCCGCTCGACCTCGACCCCAGTGATGCCGGGGAACATGTCGGACGCCTCCACCATGAGCAGCGTCTCGACGATGTCGGCGATGCCGACCCTCTCGAGCTCGACCTTCCTGGCCCGGGTCGACATCGACCGCGCGGTGCGGGCCTTGATCTGTGTCGCCGTGACGGCCGGCCCGTCGGAGTCGTCGCCGAACGTGCCGCCGGAGTACCCCGCGTTCCGGACCACCCTGCCGACGAGTTCCTCGATCGTGGCGCGGTGCTCCTCGTGCCGGATGTCGAACTGGTTGAGCGTGATCTGGTGGTCGCTGGTGGGCGGGATGTTCATCGCCGCGTACACCTCGCGGTCCTCCCACGACACGCCTTGCCCGATCCCGTTGCTGGTCAGGTAGCCGGACGGGATGAGGATGCGGGACTTCGCGAGCCGGACGTCGCGCATCCAGCTCGTGTACGTCTCGTCGATCGCGGAGAGGAACGTCTCCGCGCCCTGGAAGTCGCTCGCGCCGAGGCCGGCCGCGCCGGGGATGTCCCGCCAATCCCGGGCGATCATCGAGTTGGGGATGTACGAGACGGCGAGCCGTTTCCCGATCGGCAACTCGCGCGCGGGCAGGAAGTTCTTCGTGGCGTCGAACGCCTTCAGGTCGATCGGCTTGCCGAGGTTGTCCGAGGTGCCCTCGTAGACGCCGTGGAGGATTGCGCCGGGCTCGTGCCGCTCCAGGTGCCGGATGACCGTCTGCCCGTCGATGGCCAGGACGGTCCAGAAGGTGGTCGCGCGCAGGTGGTCACCGTGGGCGAACTCGGGCGCGGCGCCATCGGCGTGGACGAGGCTGATCCAGGGGCGGTCGGAGATGTCGTCGTCCCACACGAGCCGCAGGTATCCGCCGCCGAGGGCTGCTGTGACCTCGCCCTGGGCGATCAGCGTGCGGCGGAGGCCGCGCTCCATGAGCTGCTGCAGCCGCTCCTGGGTGGCGGTGTTGTCGACCTTCAGAGTCGGCGGCTCCGAGAACAGGAGATCGCTGGAAGTACGGGCGATGTCCGCGGCGAGCGGCATGTGGAGGTTCGCGCGCTTCTCGCCCTGCGGGGTCGGCTCGCCCCAGAACCAGCGGGCCACCGTGCCGACGAGCCCACCGCGGTACTGCGAGGGGCGGTTCTCCGTCTGCCCGAAGCGGCGCCCGGAGCTGCGCCGGTTGCGGTACCGGTAGGACAGCCGGTCCGGGTTGGCGGAGTACCAGGCGGACCAGTCCTCGAGGTCGCTGCGGATCGCGGGGTGGATCGGGGGCCACGGGGTGCCCTTAGCTGGGAGCGGCATCGTCGTCCCCCTCCTCTGCCGGCTGCTCCAAGGCGTCGGCCGCCGCCCGCAGGCACTGGGCGATCGCGCCGCGGACCGCCTTCACGTCTGCCATGCCGTCAAGGTCGAACGTGACCTCGCCGAGGTGAAACTCCGGTTGCTCACCGACGCGGATGAAGACGGGATGGGACCCGGTGACGGCCATCTAGATGCGCTCCTTCTCCATGAGCAGGTTCGCGAGCGACATCCAGGAGCAGGCCAGTTCGTCGTAGCGCTGCATCAGGGGGATGTTCGTGATCTCCATCTCCGCCTTCTCCAGCAGCTGCGCGGCGTGCTCCAGTGCGTCCTCGGACTTCGGCATCACGCGGCCTCCTGGAGATCGGTGCGCAGTAGGCCGCGCCACTCGTGCGCGGTGCTGTGCAGGGCGTACCTGAGGGCGTCCACGGAGTGGTCGTCCACCTTCAGAGGCTTGTCCTCGCCGGCGGCTGCGGCCTTGTCGTCCCACGCGTAGGCGGGGAGCTCGGAGAGCAGGCCCTTGCACGAGCGGTGTACGGAGAGGAGCCCGCCGCCGAACGCGACGCTCACGCTGCGGATGCCGTCCTTCACGTCGTTGTCCGCCTTCGCGACACCGCTCATGCCGTCGGCCCACAGCTGCGTCATGAAGCTCGCCGCGGACGGGTCGACGAACACCCACTGCGGGTGCACGCCTTCCTGACCGCCGTGCCGGTACGAGCCGAGCCACTTCTGCATCTCGCGGCTGTACTGGGCGTCGGTCAGCTGTCGGCGGGCGGTGCGCGACTCGTGCCGGTACTCGCTCGCGACGTACAGCCGCTCGTCCTCGCCGACGCCGACCAGGAGCGCTGAGAACGGGTTGATCGTGCCGTAGTCGACGCCGATGCACATCCAGTGCCGGATGGCCGGGATGATGTCGACGACGTGCTGCTGCTCGTCGAACATGTCGTAGACGACGCCCTCGGCCAGGCACCATTCGCCCAGGACGAACCGCTTGTAGAACAGGCCCTGGTACTCGAGCTTGAGGTTGGCGACGTAGGCCGGCGGCAGGTACGGGTTGTCGTCCAGGCCGAAGCTGAACCGGTGGAGGTCGAGGGCCTTCGGGTCCTCCGAGGTGACCTCAGTTCCGTCGCGGCGCAGGTGCAGGCGCGCCCGGTCGAGGAACTTCTTCTTCAGCCAGTGGTTCGGGCCCTCGGGGTTCGTGGTGCCGAACCACTGCGCGCCCTCGACGGAGAGGCGGGTGCCGAGCATCGAGAAGAAACTCTCGGGGAACGTCGTGACCTCGTCGCAGTACGCCCCGGCGAGCGTCATGCCCTTGATCTTGTCGGCGGCCCGTTCATCGTTCGCGCCGGCCACGTAGATGGTGCGGCCGAAGATGATGACCTCGCCCGCGCCGGCCTTGTACCGACAGCGCTTCACGCCGACCATCGAGACGATCACGTCGATGATGTTCCGCTTCAGGGTGCGCTCGGTCTTGCCGACCATGAGCAGCGCGCCCGGGGGCCCGGTGCGGATGTAGCGCAGCCACACCATGATGCTGCTGATCGTCTTCGAGGAGCGAACCGCGCCTTCCCACAGGTTCCCGCGGGCGTTCGCGAGCTGGGTCGAGCGCAGCTGCTTTCCGACGAGGGCATCGAACACGATCGCCCCCTCAGCT